TGACTTTACTAACTGGGCTAGGAAGATGATCTCAGGTGGAGAGATTGAAGGTAAGAAACAGACTGGTGCTCTGATAAGAGAACTACAAGGTGTTATGATACATAGTGTCCTGAGTGGACCTAAGACACCTATGAGAGCTATTATGGGTACAAGTGCTGCAACCTTCTTAAGACCATTTTCACAGACTCTAGGAGCTGCTTTAAGCTATCCTTTTACAGGAGATGCTGTTACCATGAGAGCTGGTTTGTCTTCACTTAATGCAATGATGGAAGCTATTCCAGAGTCATTTGAGTTATTTAAAACTAGATTGAACTCATATTGGACTGGAGATATAGCTACCGTTAAGACTAGATTCGCTGAATATACTAGTGGTGATGATAACTGGGAAATATTAAGACGTTTCTCAGAAAGTGAGCAAGCTAATATAGGAGATAGAATGGTATTTAGTCTAGCTAATATGGCTAGAAATATGAATAATACTAATTTCTTGACTTATTCAACTAAACTAATGGCAGCAACTGACGATGCTTTTGCTTATATCTTAGGTAGAGCTAAGATGAGGGAGAAAGCTTTTCGTTCTGCTATGGATGCTAAAGGTAAAGGAGCTTTAACATCTTACGCTGATATAGAACCTGAACTAATCAGACTATATGAAGAAGATTTCTATGCACAAATATTTGATAATAATGGTAATATCATAGATGAAGCTACTAAGTTTGCACGGAAAGAAGTTACGTTAACTCAGGAACTAACTGGATTTGCTGAAGGTTTAAACTCAGTATTCCAACAGAATCCATGGGCAAAACCTTTCTTCTTATTCGCTAGAACTGGAGTAAACGGATTAAATCTTACTGCTAAACATACACCTGGATTTAACTTCTTTGTTAAAGAATGGAATGATATAGCATTTGCTAGTCCAAGTAACTTAGATAAGGTAGCTAAATATGGTATAACTAATGCTGCAGAATTAGCGAATGCTAAGGCATTACAAGTAGGTAGATTATCTATGGGTTCTGCTATAATCAGTATGGCTGCATGGTCTTGGATGAATGGTAATCTAACAGGTAATGGACCTGTAGATAGACAAAAAAGACAGACATGGATAGATGCTGGATATAAAGCTAGAACTATTAAATTAGGTGATGTAAGAATAGGATATGATGCTTTTGAACCATTTAACCAAATAATGTCTATCGTTGCTGATATTGGTGATGCTAGTCAGTTAATGGGAGAAGAATGGACAGAAGATCAATTGCAAAAGATGTCGTTACTTGTAGCTCAAGGTTTAACAAGTAAGTCTTACTTAGCTGGTATGCAACAATTTGTTGATTTATTTGCTGGTAAGCCAGGTCAATTCGATAGAATTATTGCTGGATTAGCTAACAACCAAGTACCTTTAGCTGGTTTAAGAAATGAATTAGGTAAACTATTCACACCTTATACCCGTGAATTAGGTTCAGGTATTGACCAAGCTATTAGAAATAGAAACCTAATAACAGAGAATATAACTGGAGAACAATTACCTATTAAGTATGATCTTTTAAATGGTAAGCCTATTAAAGATCATGATCCTTTAACAAGAATGTTCAATGCTGTTAGTCCTGTATCATTTAATTTAGATAATTCACCAGCTAGAACTTTCTTATTTAGATCTGGATATGATTTAAGAACATCTACTTATTATTCACCTGGACCAAACAGTGTTAATTTAACAGATTCTCCGAAGATAAGATCCTTATATCAAAAAGCTATAGGTGATCAAAACTTAGAAGCTCAGATATTAAAACTATCTAAACAAAAAAGAGCACAAGCGTCTTTACTTGAGATGGAAAAAGACATAAGAGATGGTAATAGAGGTGCTTTTGAATCTAAAGATTACTATCATAATAGAGAATTAAATCGAATTATAACTGAAGCAAGAAAGAATGCTTGGTGGAGTCTAAGAGATAACCGTTTAGTTATGGATTTAGCTCTAGATCAAACTGGTAAAAAACAAAAACGTAAGGAAAAAACCGCCCAGACTTCTAACGTTGCCCCTTTACTTAGAATATACAAATAACAAATGGCAAGTTTTAAACAATACACAGCAAGTGGAGGTGCTTCAGAAGCTTTTTCTATCAAGACCTTCTCTTCAGATGAAATCAAAGTATATGTAGCTGGTGTCTTAAAGACATCGCCTACACATTATACCATAACAAGTTATACAGTTAATGGCGGTACAGTAACTTGGACTAGTGGTAATATACCGTCTAGTGGTACGGTAGTACGTATCATAAGAGATACAAAAATCTTAAATAATGCAGGTAATGCAGTAGAAGGTAGAGCTACATATTCAGCAGGTTCTTCTGTCAAGTCAGACGATCTAAACGATAACCATACACAAGCTCTAAGATCTTTAGAAGAGCAAGACGATCAATTAATACAGACATATGACATAGAAAATCTTGCTATTACTTCTGATAAAATAGCTCCATCAAGTATTGTAGGAGCTGCAATTGTTGACGATGCTATAGACTCAAGACACTATGTAGATGCAAGTATTGATACAGCTCACTTATCTGATAGTGCTGTAACTAGTGCTAAAATAGCAGATGGAACAATTGTTGCTGGTGATTTAGCTAGTAATTCAGTTACAACAGTTAAAATAGCTGATAGTAACGTAACTACAGCTAAAATAAATGATGGTGCAATTACTGGAGCTAAGATAACTGGCGATGCTATAACAGGTGCTAAGATAGCAGATGAAGCTATCAATTCAGAACATTATGTAGATGGTTCTGTAGGTACAGTTCATATAGCAGATAATGCTATAACAAGTGCTAAAATAGCAGGTGGTGCTGTAAGTACAAGCGATATAGCAGATGTTGCAGTTACCACAGCTAAGATAGCTGATTCTAATGTAACTACAACTAAGTTAGCTACTAATGCAGTAACTACAGTTAAAATTACTGATGGTACTATAACAACTGCTAAGTTAGCTTCCGGTCTAATAACTACAGATAAATTAGGTAATGATTCTGTTACTAATGCTAAGATAGCAGATGATCAAATAGACTCAGAACACTATGTTGATGGATCTATAGATACTGCTCACTTAGCTAATTCTGCAGTTACAACAGCTAAAATAAATAATGATGCTATAACTGGAGCTAAGATTGCTGATGATCAAATCAACTCTGAACATTATGTTGATGGTAGTATAGATACACAACATATAGCTGATGCTCAAGTAACACATGTTAAATTAGGTAATGATTGTATAGATGGAGATAATATTCAAGATGATGTTATTAATTCTGAGCATTATGCAGCTGGATCTATAGATACTGAGCATATAGCTGATAGTAATATAACTACAGCTAAGATAGCAGATAATGCAGTAACAGCAGATAAAATAGCTGATTCAGTTATAGTAACTGCTAGTGAACAGGCAGCACATTCAGTAAATGATGCGTCATTCTTTACTACTTCTGCAGCTGAAGCAAGGTTTTTTAATGCTAGTACAGGAGAAACGATTAAAGATGGTCAGTCATTCCCTGACAACGACACAACTATTGCAACTACAGCAGCTATTAATGATAGAATAATTGACTTAGTTGATGATGTAGGTGGTTTTGTACCAATAGCAAATGAAACATCTTTTCCCAACGCTAATCCTGATGTTAATAATGGTACAGGTACTCTTGTTAGTATCAAGGCTCTTGCTAGTAACCTCACCTCCAATGGGTCTGGAGTGGCAACGATTGCTAATGGTACAGTAGGAAACTCTACCGTTACTATTACTGGTTTAGCAGCTAGTACAACATATGCTGCTACCTTTGGGATGATTGTAGAGACAACATCTACATTGAATACATATACATTCCATAGACAAGTACCCAAAGCTACAGAAGTAACAACAGTAGCTGGAAGTATATCTAATGTAAATACTGTTGCAGGTAGTATTAGCAATGTAAACACAGTAGCTGGTAATAATAGCAATGTAACTACAGTTGCAGGGGTGTCTGGTAATGTTACCACTGTAGCTGGAATCTCAAGTAATGTTACTACAGTTGCTGGTATATCTAGTGATGTAACAGCAGTAGCAGCAGATGCTACTGATATAGGTGCAGTAGCAGCTAAAGCAACAGAGATTGGACGTTTAGGTACAGCTGATGCTGTAGCAGACATGAATACTCTAGGTACTAATGCTATTGTATCTGATTTAGATACTTGTGCTACTAACGTAAGTAATATAAATACTACAGCTGGATCTATCGCCAATGTTAATACAGTAGCCTCTAATATGAGTACTGTTAATGATTTCGGTGCAAGATATAGAGCAGCTACAAATAATGCTGGAGAATATACATCTGATAATGATGCAGGTGATTTATATTTTAATACTGAGGTTAATGCACTTAAAGTTTATAATGGTAGTGCATGGGTAACTGGTGTTACAGATACAGGAGATTATGCAGTTACTACTGGTAATACATTTACTGGTAATAATGATCATAACGATAGTGTTAAAGTACGATTTGGTACAGGTGATGATCTAGAAATATACCATAATGGAACATCAAGTCTTATAGATAATAAGACAGGTCATTTATATATCAGAAATAATGTTGATGATGACGATGGATCTAATGTTTATATAGAAGCTAAAGCAGGTGAGCAAAGTGCTGTATTTAAGGATGACGAAGGAGTAGAACTCTATTACGACAACTCGAAGAAGTTTCATGTAAACTCAGTTGGTGCTTATGTTACTGGAAGATTAACTACAACTGATTATATAAACATTGCAAATGGTGCTGACCTTTATCTAGGAGATAACGGTAAAGCTATATTCGGAAATGCACCAGATTTCGAAATCTACCATGATGGAACTGATTCATGGATTGATAGTACTACTGGCGATT